TTTTCATTAATACTTTCTATTAGTTATCTCACAGTATAATATATGCACTTAATTTTGTCAATAAATAAATGTAAGGACACAAAATGGCAATAAACAAAGATTTAAAAAATATCACTAACAACCTTAAAGGTGCATTGACAGATGCTCAACCTGCCATTGATAAGATTGGAAATACCATCGGAAATTCCGTTAGCACCATAGCAAGTAATGTGAAAGACCTAGCCACTAATTTCCTAGATATTGGAAAAGCCAAAAGAGCCAAAAATGAAATATTGAAGGTCAAAGATGGTATATTCAGTTACGAAAAAAACTCCGCACCAAAATTTATTAATCCAGATGGAAACGTAGGCAAAAAGGATTGGAGAGTAAGTGTATCAGTTCCACAAAGAATAAGAGATTACATGATGGGTGGTTCTCTTTTAGACCCATTAAACAGAACAGGTAAGCGTTGCGTATTTCCATACACTCCAACTGTTCTAGTATCACATAGTGCAAACTATAACGCAATGCAACCACTTCACACAAACTATCCTTACTATGCATATGAAAATTCACGTGTTGATCAAATCACAATCACAGCAGACTTTTTTGTGCAAAATGAAGCAGAAGCAAAATATTGGATAGCGATGGTGCATTTCTTTAAAACTGTGACAAAAATGAATTATGGCGGGAACGATCCAGACAGAGGTTTACCACCACCGGTATGTAGATTAAATGGCTATGGGGATTATACATTTAACAATGTGCCTGTGATCGTTACAAACTTTCAGTTTGATTTGAAAAAAGATGTAGACTATATCTCAACAAAATTGCAAGGCGGAACAACCTCAGAGTTGGACTTTGCAGTAGGAGACACAGGAGTCGCTTGGGCGCCATCGGAAAGTTTAGTAACAGTTGGATTGATACCACAGTACAGCAGAACTAAACAAGGGGAATTCAATTTAAGATCATTTGTAAAAGGTGAAACAACTTTGGGTGGTAAGGACGGATTTATTTAATGACAGCCAAATACAATGCAACAAGTCCTTATGGTGTTACTGGATTCGATTCACTAGACCATTTAGATCATTTTAAAATCAGACCAATACCATCTCAATCTGATGATTACTTGTACACTGTGGAACCACAGTACAATCACAGACCAGACTTGTTGGCATATGACTTATACGACGACCCAAAATTATGGTGGGTGTTTGCACAAAGAAATATGGACGTGTTGATAGATCCGGTTTATGATTTGATTCCTGGAACTCAAATTTATATTCCTAAAGGGCCTCAATTACGTTCTTTATTAGGAATATAAGATGGGACGGAAAAATAAGATAGAAAAAAGTAGTAGCAAACTTTTCAAAAGAAAACTAAACGAAAAAAAGAACTCCAGTACAATAGATTTCAATAAAAGAAAAATTTTCAGGAAGGGCGGAAATACAGCAAAAACTTATTTTGATAATAAAAATGTAAGTTATGATGAAGTTGCTCTTACAGGTGGTGCAACAATTGACACAGATGCTAATGATGGTTTCATTTCTATGCCACAAGAGGATGGTGGCCCACAACCAGTTTTCAAGAGGAAACTAATTGAAAATCCATTGCACGACTTTGCCACAGTAAATCATGTCATAACTTTGGCAGTGCTTGATGCACAAGAAATAAATTTTACAGGTGTTGTGGTCAAAAACGGTCCAAAGTACCCTGTGGCTCAAACGGCAGGCAGAGTTGGCAGAGATCCAACAGCATTCGGTTCAGCCGGTTTGAATTTAGAAATGTTGATAGACAATCTTAATATAGATGCTGTTGTGGCGCCTACTCCACAAAACAGAACAGCACAGGCAACAAACATAACATTTGATATCATAGAACCTTTCAGTATAGGTGTACTATTCCAAGCAATGAAAATACAAGCCGTCAAAGCATATGGTTTAGACGCAGACTACTTGACTGTGCCTTTTGCCTTAATAATCGATTTCAAAGGTTATAACGATGAAGGTCAGGTTTCACAGAACAATAAAAATTTAAGAGAATTAAGAAGAGTGATTCCAATTGGAATGAGGAACGTAGAGATGACAGCCAATCAAGCGGGAGGCAGATATTCATGCCAGGCTTATCCATGGAATGAAATGGGACTGCGTGATGCATTTGTTTCCATTAAAAAACAAGTCACATTGACAGGTACCACAGTGCATGAACTACTGCAATCTGGCGAAGATAGCCTTATGAACCAATTGAACAGTGTTGGTTCAGATAAAAAAGCAAAACAAAAGAAAACTAAAGAAGGCGAGACAACAGAAGAAATACCACATGAATCTACTGTGATATTTTTTCCTAAACCGTTCGGAGTAGACAATGACACCTTGGTGCCGTCAGAAGAAGACATATCGGCATTGAACGAAGATAGAGCCACTCGTGAATATTTCACCGATTTTTCGACTGAGCCAGACGACTATTCAACACAATTTTCAACACGTAAAGCAGACAAACAACTGACCACTATATTCAGCACTGGACAAAGCAGTACAGTTAACGTTAGTAATTTTTTAGGTAATTCTGCCGGAGACGGTGGTGGCTTGAGACTTAATCAAGGACAGGGTGGTGCCTTTTTTGGAAACGACCTAGGAAAATCTAAAATGGTCACTGCTGGTACTAATCCGTACAACAGTAAAAAATTCGCGGACTCAGACATTGTGTATAACAAAGAAACAAAAACGTACGACAGAGGCAAAAGTCAAACATCATTTTTAGACAATAAAATTACTATGAAGTTTGAAAAAGGCACAAAAGTTACAGACATAGTTGAAAACGTTATTTTATTTTCTGAATATGGGCAGAGCATTGGAAGTCGACGTCAAAACCGAAAAGCGCCTTTTGTGCCATGGTTTAGAATACATCCACAATGTTGGCAATTAAAAGATAGTTATGTAAAAAAACATACAGGCAGAAATCCAGTTGTTTTTACTTACAATGTGATTCCTTATGAAGTTGCAGAATCAATGTTTGTGGATCCCACAGACTTTCCAAAAGGATACGATTTGTTAAGATCATCTGTAAGGAAAAAATTTGATTATCTCTACACAGGTATTAACAAGGATATTCTTAATTTCGACATCAATTATAGATTTACATTCTTTGATACTCAAAGAGAAAGAGGTAATGTAACGAGTAATCAGAGTGATTTAGGAAAAGGTGTTAGAGCGGACACTGAAGTGATTGCCAATAGTGAAGCCAAGTTTGAATTCTTTCCTAGATCACAGACAGTAATTGGAGCCAATGCGCCACTGGCAATTGCGGAAGATAATAATCCAAGAGCAAGTGGGTTTGACGTTGATTCTGCGGCACTACAATACGCAAGACAATTTAATGAAAAAATAGTAAACAGTAATGTTGACCTTTTACAACTGTCATTACGTATCGTTGGAGACACTTATTTCTTACCTAATAGCGGAATGGGTAATCTAGTTGTAGCAGATTTGAGGAATCAAAATAAAGCAATTGAGTTTGGTGAACGAGAAATGGACTATCTTAACACGCAAGTACACGTGGAGGTAAATTTTAATACCCCTGTGGATATAAATGAAAAAACAGGAGATATGAATTTAGCGTCTATAAAATTACAGGAACAAAAACAGGATATCAAACTAGGAGTATTCAGTGCTGTGTACAGAGTTACTAAAGTGCGAAGTGAGTTTGTAGGCGGCAAATTTGAACAAGACATAGAATTAGTTGCACCAGCGTCTATGACACTAGGTCAAAAAGAAAATAAAAACACGTCTGAAGGAACTGTACAAGAAACAAAAGGAAGCGATGCTTTTGGCATAGGCGATGACTTATCAGGATTAGGAGTATCTGCATAATGAAATTAGACAAAAGGCAGTCATTAAACAAAGCGATACAAAAAAATCCAGGACCTTATGAGGCAAAAGTGGTAAACGTGCTAGATCCTGTGTACAGTGGTTCTATCGAAGTAGAAATATTGCGTAGCACAGAATCAGGAGCAGGCGAGTCTACTGGACAAAAAGTTGTATGCAGATATCTACATCCATTCTATGGCACTACTCATGTGCGTGGTTTAACAAAGAACGATGGATATTCCGACAGCCAACAAAGTTATGGTATGTGGTTCGTCCCACCCGATGTTGGAAACAGAGTATTAGTGATGTTTGTAGAAGGTAACATCAATAGAGCGTTTTGGATTGGTTGTGTGCAACAGGCTACAATGAATTTTATGTTGCCTGATGGAAGACCAGCAACCACAACAACCGATACTGAAGATGCAAGTTTAATTGGAAAAAAATTACCTGTGGGTGAACACAACAAATTAAGACAGAGCGATCAAACTATTGCTAATCCACTAAATTTAAAAAAACCAATCAATATTTTATTCAAGGCAGTGTTAGACACGCAAGGATTGACAGCAGATGAAACAAGAGGATTAACAACTTCTAGTGCAAGGAGAGAAGTGCCTAGTTCTGTTTTTGGAATAAGCACACCAGGACCACTTGATAAAGGTGCTGTGTCAGGAGAATTTGCCACATCAAGATTGGGTGGAACATCAATTGTAATGGATGATGGGGATGACAAATTTATTAGAAAAACAAAAGCAAGTGCTGGAAAATTTGAATATGTAAATGTCGAAGGTGCAGAAAGTTCAGAGGGTGATGCGACAGTGCCACACAACGAATTATTTAGAATTAGAACACGTACAGGACATCAAATACTTTTACACAATTCAGAGGATCTAGTTTATGTTGCAAACGCAAATGGAAGTGCTTGGATAGAAATGACATCAAGCGGTAAGGTTGATATATTTGCAAACGACAGTGTCAGTATTCACAGTAAAGGCGATTTTAATTTTAAGACGGACAGAGATTTTAATCTTGAAGCAAACAGAAATATTAATTTAAAAGCAAACACAATCAATACAGAAGTTGCAACAGAAAATTTAAAAGTTACTGGTACACAAACCAACCAGATAGGTGCAACCCAAAATACAACTGTAGGTGCTACATCTAATCTTTATGCAGGCGCAAACGTAAACATTGATGTTGGGGGACTTGTTAATATAGCAAACGGTGTATTTTCTGGAGCACCAGTGGCTGATTTATCCGTATTCACTAATCCGGGCGAAACCACAGATTCAATAATGAAACGTATTCCACAGCATGAACCTTGGACACATCACGAAAACTATGATCCAATAGCGGTTGCAGTGGATAAGACAGACAGAAGTTTAAGCGACCAAATTGTTGTTACAGATCCAGTGAACATACCAGACACATTTAAAAATGCGAGGACTTAAGGAACGTAAATAGTATTATGTCAGAGAAAAAATTATATAAAGATGTTACAGTTACAAAAGGGACTTTGCCCACTGCTACTCCTACACAAAGAGCATATAGAGGTATAAGCACAGTCAATAATGATAACCAAAAATTTGGCTTGTATGATGTAGGACTTATTAAACAGGACCTAATAAATCATTTTCACATATCACAGGGTGAAAAAATTGAAAATCCTACATTTGGCACTATAATTTGGGACGTTATACATGATCCAATGACGGAGGATTTAGAAGATGCAATTAAGGAAGATGTTTTGAATATTATAAACAATGACCCAAGGGTTAGAGCGACACAGGTACTGATTACTCCATTTGAGGCAGGTATACAGATAGAAGTTGACCTAGAATATCTGAAATATAATGTGTCGGAGAAACTAAGATTGACCTTTGACGAAAAGAATGGATTAATGAATTAAATGCGTAGTTTACTAACACAAATAAATAACGGTATAAAAAGGAAAGTTCATGTCATCAACAGATAGATTAAACAGATTATTACTTGCAGAAGATTGGAAAAGAGTTTACCAATCATACAAAAACGCCGAATTCCAAAGTTATGACTTTGACACTTTGCGTAGAACAATGATTCAATACCTACGTGACAACTATCCTGAAGATTTCAACGATTATATCGAATCATCCGAGTACCTAGCATTAATAGATTTAATTGCTTTCCTTGGACAAAACATATCATATAGAATAGATTTAAATTCACGTGAGAACTTTTTAGAACTTGCAGATAGAAGAGATAGTGTTCTAAGACTTGCAAGACTGATTAGTTACAACGCAACAAGGAATCAAACAGCGAATGGTTTGATGAAACTTATTGGTATATCCACAACTGAAAATATTGTAGATAGTAATAACTTAAATCTATCTGGACAAACTGTTACATGGAATGATTCAGGCAATGCAAATTGGAATGAACAATTCACCAAAGTTTTAAATGCGGCTCTTTCAGAAAATGAAAAATTTGGAAGTCCGGTAAAAAGTGGCGTAATTGATTCTATACCAACTAATCAATACAGATTCAATTCTGCGAATTCAGATGTGCCAGTTTATTCGTTTACAAAAAATGTAGATGGATTAAATTTAGATTTTGATTTAGTTTCAACAGGTTTCAACGATAGTGCAATACTAGAAGAAACTCCACAGGCAGGTTTACCTTTTAAACTTATTCATAGAGATGACGGAAAAGGTAGTGCCAGCAACAACACAGGTTTTTTTGTACATTTTAGACAAGGTGTGTTGGACCAAGGAGATTTTAATTTAATAACTCCTTCAAACAATCAAACAGTTTCGGTAGATGCAAATAATGTAAACAACACAGACGTTTGGTTATGGGGTTTGGATGCAGACGGATTAGAAACTAATTTATGGACAAAAGTTAATTCTACATTAGGAAATAATGTGATCTTTAATTCTACTGCAAAGAATATTAAAAATATTTACACAGTCCTAACAAAAAATAGAGATGCTATAGAATTAAAATTCGCAGATGGTACTTTTGGCAATTTGCCGCAAGGATCTTTTAGAGTATATTATAGAACAAGTGCAAATCGATCTGTCAGAATTACGCCAGATGATATGCAAAATATTTCAATAGACATCGATTACACTTCAGCAAATGGTCAAACAGAAACGATGACCATGACATTTGGATTGCAATATACAGTTGACAATGCCACAGCATCGGAGTCAAGTGCTAATATAAAACAAAATGCACCTGCAACTTACTATACCCAGAATAGAATGGTCACAGGCGAAGACTATAACGTTGCTCCATTAGGAACAAATCAAGAGATAGTAAAAGTAAAAGCAACAAATAGAACTTCAAGTGGAATATCAAGGTACTTTGATCTAATAGACAGCACAGGAAAATACAGCAACACAAATATCTTTGGTGCAGACGGTTCTATATACAAGGAAGATACGGAAACTTTAGACAGTTTCAGTTTCAGCACACAAACAGATGTTGAAGGTGTGATTGCAAACAAAATAGAACCTTTGTTAAGTGACAAAAAAACAAGAAATTATTACATTGAAAAATTTCCAAAAATTTTATTAACGGATTTAAATGCGACTTGGAACCAAGTTACATCGGCTACAAATTTATCCACAGGTAAGTTCACAAACAGTTCTACTGGCACAAATTATCAAGTAGGAAGTTTTACAGCCAGTCAAATGAAATATATAGAACCAGGTGCAATGATTAAATTTGAGGCACCTACAGGTCAACATTTCATGGGTGACGACAACAACAAATTAATGAGTGGCTCTGCGGATCATCCTAATTCAAGAACGTATGTCTGGACTTCAGTTGTTAGTGTATTAAATGATGGAGTAACAAATTCAAGCACAGGTGATGGCGCAATACAATTAAATGATGTGATCCCGACAAACGCAGTAGCAACACAAATTTTACCTAAGTTTAGCAAACAATTAGGAGATGACGTAAAAACTTTGATGATTGATCAAGCATTTGCATATAACAATTTTGGATTGAGATATGATGTAGCAACAAGAAAATGGCAAGTGATTGATGAGAATAATTTAAATGTTTACGGTGTTTTTAGCACAGGAAAAACTGGAGACCTAACAAATCAACAATTAGACGCAAGTTGGATCATTAGATTTATTACTAACGGTTCCACATATTCGGTAACTTCAAGAGGATTACGTTATGTGTTTGAAAGCAAAAAAGAAGTAAGATTCTTTTATGACAGCGCCGACAGAAACTTCAATGTGCAAACAGGAAAAACTTTGCAGGACAAAATATCAGTTCTTGCAGTAAACACTAAACCCGACACAACTACAAACTTTAATGTGGATATAAACTTCAGCGTTTCGACAGAATACAGAAATGTTCAAGGTTATGTCGACAGTTCCAAGATTGAATTGAGTCAATATGACAGTGATCAAGATGGCATAGTGGACAATCCAGATGCATTCAATCATGTTGTTGAACCATCTACGAACCCATTGAACAAGTATGTGTTCCAAAAATTAGTTACTGGAAGCACAGGTACAACAAGATATGACTATGTTGACGCCGCAACTGAAAAAATATATGTGAGACAAACTAGTGTAGGCACAATAGGTGATTACACTAATGGAGACATTGTGTATCTTGTAGACAGCGATTCTTTCAAACAGATTAATACCACATCTAATACGACAGTAGATGTAACAAATTATGTTGCCCACGTAGGTAGAGACAAGGTCAAATTCCAATATGTACACACTGTGGATGGCAACACTAGGCTAGATCCAAGTGCTTCCAATATTATCGATATGTACATACTGACAAGAACATATGACATCGACTTTAGATTGTGGCTGAATGGCACAAACGCAACGAAACCATTATTGCCTAGCAGTGATTCACTGTTTACAAATTTTAACACTGCACTGGCTCCAATTAAATCCATAAGTGACACAATAATATATCATCCAGTGAAATATAAAGTGTTGTTTGGATCAAGTGCAGATTCAAGCCTACAGGCTACATTCAAGGTTGTGAAAAACCCAGATCAGGTTACAAATGACGCAGACATCAAGAGCAGAGTTATAGATGCAATTAACTTATTCTTTTCATTGGAAAATTGGGAATTCGGTGACACTTTCTATTTCACAGAATTAAGCACATATGTAATGAACGCATTGGTGCCAGACATAAGCACATTTGTCGTTGTACCTAACGCAGGATCACAATCATTCGGAAGTTTATACGAAATAAGAAGTGAGAACGACGAAATCTTCATCAGTGGTGCTAAAGTAACAGACGTACAGATTATTGATGCCATCACTGCAAGTAACTTGAAAGCGTCAGGTTCTATTGTAACAAGTACTTCAGCAGACACAGGATTGAGTGGCACGATGACATTAGGCAGTGCGTCAGCATCCACTTCAACAAGCACTAGTACTAGTACAAGCACGAATACAAGTTCGGGTTCAGGATCATCAGGAGGCTCTAGTGGAGGAAGTGGATATTAATGGCATACGACAAAGATCAACAGGAATTTCCGTTACCAACTGGGTCGAATAATTCGGATAGAAAGTCAGCAGAATTTTTACCCAAGTATTTCCGTACACCTGTTAACAATAAATTTTTACATAGCACACTAGATCAACTTATATCTCAAGGTAAATTGGAAAAAATCAATGCCTACTATGGTAGGAAAGATACTCCAAATTATCAAGCGGGTGATCTGTATGTGGATGAAGTAAACAAGGATAGAGAAAATTACAAACTGGAACCAAGCATTGTACAAAAAGACAGTTTGGAAAATGTTAATTTTTATTCTGACTACATAGACTATTTCAGCCAAATTAAAAATTTGGGCGGCTCCGCCGATAACCATAGTAATCTCAATGCCCAAGAATATTACGCATGGTCTCCAAAAATTAATTGGGACAAATTTGTAAATTACAGAGAATACTTTTGGTTGCCTTATGGTGCAGATACAGTCACAGTCACTGGTCAACAAAGAAGTGTTGTTAGCACATATACAGTAACAAAATCTGATGCAGGTGACAATTATGCTTATGTTTTCACTCCAGATGGATTGACTTCAAATCCAACATTAAGATTATTCAGAGGACAGACTTACAAATTCGAAATAAACACACAAGGTTTTCCTTTTACAATTAAAAAAGAACGTAGTCTGGATGACAGTTACAATTACAATGACGGAGTAAGTGGACAAAAAATTGAAAAAGGCACAATTACTTTTGTAGTTGGAGATACTACACCTAACGAATTATACTATGGTTCAAGCACAGACATCAACACATTTGGTTTAATCAAGGTATACGACATCGCAGAAAACTCTGCTATTGATGTAAACAGTGATGTAATTGGAAAAAAGGATTATACATTAGGCGATGGCACTACACTTTCAAATGGAATGAAAGTAAATTTTAGGGGAACAGTTACACCAACAACTTATGCAGAAGGTGAATATTATGTTGAAGGCGTAGGAGAAGCCATTAAACTTGTAAATGTTCAAGACTTAGAAGTTGTAAGTTCATACACGCAACAATCACAGATACCATTTGATACTGTAAACTTTGACACAGTTGGATTTGGCACTGCTACCTCTTATGCTGTCAGCAAAGATTATGTCGTTATAAACAAAGCATCATCAGATAGAAATCCGTGGAGTAGGCACAATAGATGGATTCACAAATCTGTTATAGAAGCAAGTGCAACAGCAAATGGCAATATTCCAAACATTGATCAAAATTTAAGAGCAAGAAGACCTATAATAGAATTTGAGGCTGGACTTAAATTATACCAATTTGGTACATCTTCAAAAGGCATAATAGATTTAATTGATGACAAAACAACAGACGTAATGAGCAACGTTGAAGGAGCAACAGGATATTTTGTTGACGGTGTAAATTTAACTGACGGAATGAAGGTCTTGTTTACAAAAGATGTTGATCCTTTAGTAAAAAATAAAATTTACACTGTAAAAATTTTAGCGTTTACTAAAAATAAAGTTACAACTAACCAAATCAGTTTAGTGGAAACAACAACAAGTCCTGCGTTGACTGATGAAACTGTGCTTGTACGTAACGGAACCAAGAACGCTGGAAAAATTTACTACTACAATGGAACAGATTGGAAACTTACACAAGAAAAAACTAAAGTAAATCAAGCGCCTTTATTTGAATTATACGACAACAGTGGCAATAGTTATGCGTCCACAACTTACGCAAATTCAAATTTTGTAGGAAATAAAATATTTTCTTACAAAGAAGGCACAGGCACAAATGATACAGAATTAGGTTTTCCTCTAACATATCTTAATGTAGAAAACATTGGGGATATTGTGTTTGATTATAATTTAGCAAACAGTTCTTTTGTTTACGTAGAAAATCAAGCACAAACAACAAAATCTACCAACACTGCTTTTTTAAGAAAATACACAGACAGATCAACTTTTACAACTGTGAATGGTTGGCAAAAAGCGCCAACAGAAAGTTACCAACCGGTAGTAAGACAATATACTGCAACATCTAAATTATTAAATGATTTTGCTGTAGACGTTTACAAAAATAGTGGAGACTTAAATGATCTTTCGGCTAAAGTTTATGTAAACGACAAACAGAAAGTTGAAAATACAGATTGGACCTTCAATAGAGTAAATCAAATTGCATATGTAAGATTTAACAAAGCCTTAAAAGCAAATGACGTAGTGGTAATAAAATCTCGGAGTGCAACAGTTAAAAACGCAAATGGCTTTTATGAAATGCCATCTAATTTGCAAGGTAATCCATTAAATGATGATGTTACAACATTTACTACTGGGCAAATTAATGACCATGTAAAAAGTATCACAAGTGAACTGCCAGGTCTTGTTGGTAACACGCCAGGGATAAGCAACCTAAGAGATTTTCCGAATGCTTCAGAATATGGCAGAAAGTTTGTAAAACATTCAGGACCTATAGGACTTGCAACATATCTGCTTAACAAAAAAGACGTAAACATTATTTCCGCAATAAAATATAGTCAAAATGAATACACAAAATTTAAAAGAGGATTTGTAAGTGCAACAGATACTTTAGGTTATGAAGGCTCTGTGCAAACAACAGTAGATAAAATTTTAGAAAAAATTAACAAAGATAATACTAAATCTTCTCCGTTCTTCCAAACAGATATGATAGGTCGGGGAGCATTCAAAAAAACTACACACAAAGTATTAGATATAGACAGTAAATTCTATCAATTACAAACAACATTTGATCTTACCACGCTTTCAAAGACTGCGGTATATGTGTACCATAATGAAGTGCAATTAATTCAAGGCAAAGATTATACTTTTTCAAACGGATTCGTGAATGTTTCTAAAACATTGACTTTAAATGATATAATTGATGTGTATGAATACGAGACAACAAATGGTAGTCATATTCCTGCAACTCCTACAAAACTAGGATTGTATCCTGCATTTAGACCAATGAAGTACTTAGATACAACATTGGTGACACCTGTGAACGTCATACAAGGGCACGATGGGAGTATAACTGTTGCATATAACGATTTTAGAGATGACTTAATTTTAGAATTAGAAAAAAGAATCTTTAATAATATTAAAGTCACATATGACGAAAACATATTAAATTACAAGGATTTATTACCTGGCACAAATAGAACTAATATTTTTTCTAGTACCACTATTAATAACAGTGTGTTACCAGATTTCAATGAATGGTTAGGCTTTGTTGGCAACGAAGACTATACTTCTAATTCTTATTATTTGATTGGTGACAGCAGAACTTGGAATTACAGTCATGCTGTAAGTCCACAAGGTGTACAACTAGACGGTTTCTGGAGAGCAATATACAAAAAATTATATGACACTGATAGACCTAATATCACTCCATGGGAGATGTTAGGATACAGCATAGAGCCAACATGGTGGGAAACAACTTATGGGCCTGCACCATATACAAAAGACAATTTAGTTTTATGGAAGGATTTAGAAGAAGGTATTGTAAGAGAGCCTAACAAAAAAATTGTAAGAAAAGAAAATTATGCTAGACCAGGATTAACAGGTTACATTCCAGCAGACAGCGACGGAAATATTAGAAGTCCATTTGACAGTTCGTATGCAAGACAAATTGATCCTACTTTAGGCAAAAACAATTTTAAATTTGGAGATGAAAGTCCTGTAGAATCTGCATGGAGACGCAGTTCAGATTATCCTTTCTCATTACTGAAAGCATTTATATTGCATCAGCCTTCTAAAGTAATTGGAGTTGGTTGGGACACATCAAGGATAAGCAGGAATACTGCAAATCAAATTGTGTATTCGAATGAATTACCAATTCAAACTAAAAGTTTAATTTTTCCAAGTAGCATCAGTGAAGACACTGTGATAAACACCGCAGGTCTTGTAAATTATTTGTATGAATATGTAGAAACAAATTTACTTACGGATTACGCAGAATACAAAACAAATTTAAAAAGCATTGTTGCACAAATAGGTTTTAAGATAAAAGGGTACAGTAAAAAAGACAAATTCCAATTGATATTGGACAGTAAGACACCTAACACATCAACATCTGTTTTTGTACCACAAGAAAATTATAGGCTGATACAAAATACAAGTGCTCCTATAAAGATGTTATCTTATAGTGCATTAATAATAGAACTTACTGCGGCAGGATATATCCTTAGAGGGTATGATAAAAATGCTCCGCAAATAAAATATTATTCGTTTATTCCACAAGCAGACGATCCAGTTATAAATGTAGGAGGAGTAAGTTCTTCATTTGTAAATTGGGGTGAAAACAATCGTTATGATGTTGGACAATATGTAAAATACAATGATCAATTTTATGCTACCGAAACAGCACACTTATCAACTGAGACATTCGATTTAACAAAATTTGTAAAATTAGTTGAATTACCTGTTGAAGGTGGTGCAGAAGGAATAATAAGACGTAGATGGGACAAGTCTACAGTAAACGAAGTTGCATACGGCAAATTAGTAAAAACTAAACAAGAAGTTTTAGATATTATACTTGGTTATGGAGAATACTTAACAGAACAAGGTTTCGATTTTAATGAATTCAACAGAGATCTTGAAGTAGTTGCAAACTGGCAATTGAGTGCAAAAGAATTTTTATTCTGGACAACTCAGAAATGGGACATGGGCAGTGTTATAAGTTTAAGTCCTGCATCAAGAAAATTGTCTGTGAAATCGAGTTACAGTGTTGCTGATAACGTAATTGATAATTTTTACTCATATGGAATTTTAAAAGAGGACGGAAATAAATTAGATCGTAATTTCTTAAGAATTGTGAGACAGGCAAATAATTTTAGTTTGCTTACAAAAAATACAGTGAATGGAATCTATTTTGCAAAAGTACCTCTTGTACAAAAAGAACAAGTGTGTCTAATAGATAATACAACATCATTTAATGACTTGATATATGATCCAGCAAGTGGTTACAAACAAGACAGATTAAAAGTTTTAGGTTACTTGACGGAGTGGGACGGAAGTCAGTCTATTCCAGGTTTTGTGTTTAGTGTTGCAAATATTAAAGAATGGACGCAGTTCACCGATTACGCAATGAGTGATGTAGTAAAATATAAACAGTTCTATTACACAGCAAATAAAAAATTAAAAGGACAGTCAGTATTTGTAGATGCAGATTGGACAAGACTAGATGGTGCTCCAAGTGATACATTAATATCCAACTTTGATTATAGAACTAATCAATTTGGTGATTTTTATGATTTAGACACAGACAACTTTGACACCGAACAACAAAGAATGGCTCAACATTTAATTGGATATCAGCCAAGAACGTATTTGAAAAATATTATCAATGATGATGTTGCACAATACAAATTTTACCAAGGATTTGTAAGGGAAAAAGGAACAGAGAATTCATTATCTAAAATTTTTGATGCCTTATCAAGTGCAGACAAAGAAAGCATAGACTTTTACGAAGAATGGGCAGTGCGAAAAGGACAATACGGAGCCAGTGCTGTATTCGATGAAGTTGAATTTAAGTTGGATGAATCCAAAGTAAGATTAAATCCACAGCCGATCGAACTTACAGATAATTTGCCTACAACAGAAAGCGATCTAACATACAGGATACAATCAGGACAAGTATATCTGAAACCAGATGCTTATACTCACGCACCTTTCCCTACAAAATATAACAAAAATACTTACGTTAAGACAGCAGGTCCAGTTAATCCTGTAGATATAACATTGACAGTAGGAAAATATTCGGATTTACTTACAGCAGATACATCGACACTTGTAGATAACAATTATGTGTGGGTGGGAGATTACAATGCAACTTGGAATGTGTTTAGATATTCTAAAACAACACAAAGAATACAAGCAATTAATGTTGTTAACAGCACAATTGAAGTTGACACATTAAACACTCCAGAAATAACAGTTGGTGAAATATTCGTTGTGTATGCAAATGGAACAAATTACACTTTCAAATGTACTAGTGTTGAACCTTCAAAAATTATATGCGAGCCTAAAACAGGATTCCAACAGTTGTCTTCTGCAACAGGTTACATTAGCAGATACATAAGTGCTAAATTTACAAGCACAGATGCAATCAACAATAGAGTAAATGACACTGGCATAAGAGATAACGAAAAATTTTGGATAGAAGCAAGTGATGATGGCAGATGGAAAGTTGTCAATAACAAATTTGTCTACAAAACAAAGGATGAAATTAGTACAACATCCACTTCAGGTGATGAAAGTTTTGGACAAGTAATCGCAACAAACAAAAATAATACTGTGGTACTGGTAAGTCAACCTACCGACAGTGATGGAGCAATCTATGTATTTGTTAGAGGAACTGAAAGTGGTAGTTTAAGTCTTTCACAAAAGATAGAAGCACCTACACAAGATCCATTGCTAACAAGTTTAGATTTATTCGGTTCAGGTAGTAGTTTTGGTTCAGCAGTGGATATCAGTCCAGATGGAAACTTTGTAGTAATTGGAGCACCAACAGCCGGAAATCTTAAAACAGAATACAAAGGTGTGTTTAGTCCAAGCACAAATTATAATGTTAATAATATTGTGCAATACAAAAATCAATTATGGAGAGCGACTAATCAAATCACAGGTCAAGATCCATCTGTAGACTTTACAACGTTCGACGGTGCTGGACTATACAAAGAAAGCACACAAACTACCACTTCAAACATAGTGATAGGTGATCACATATTTCCAAATGTGACAACAACGCATTTATTAATCAGAGCAAGTAGGGACCAATACCAAGGAACTAAGATTGGTGATAGATTAATCATGCAATACTTAGGTTTTAGCAGTGATTATCCATTAGATAGAAGCAATTTAACTAAAGCAACACAAAAACCTTTTGCAGGAGTTGGTGACCCAACTGTAAAAACTAATCTTTTCAGTGCAACGGAAGTACCAATTGTACAAAAAGTTGATACAATTTTAAAAGTGGACCTAACTTTAGTAGATCCAATAGTGACGGCAGTTGTAAATTCATCTAGTTTCGAAGGAACTGTTGTTTACAAAAGAAAAGAAGGTACAAAAACTTTACTTTATCTAAAAGATGTTGAAGGTGTAGTTACTGCATCAGGCACATTGATGTATGGTACACTTGAAGTAGGAACTTATAATAGAGTACTTTCAGAAGATTATTCATACCTAAGTGGTTTTTGGATGGTTGACATCAATGCAACTGTCTCAACAAGTGCAGGCATTGACACTTCCAATCATTTAGTCATACAAGACATTAAAAGACAAGGTGTTACAAGAAACACAAATAAATTTGTCAATAGTTTAGACGAATCAATCCAAGCGATTACACCACAAACTCCAATGTATCAATCACAATTCGGAGTTTTAACTTATTACGAATCTTACTACATTGATTCAAGCACAAACCAATGGGTATCGCGTGGTTCACCTACAGGAATATTAAGCAATAATTGGTATGTGCGTACTACACCAACATTCACAAAAAGTCAAAATGATACAATAAATGTTTGGGTCAATACTGTAGGCACAAACAAGTTTGATTTTGCAGGTATTAATAT